GTATTGACATCGACAACGACACCATCTATACCACCAGCAGCATGGACTTTGCTGATGAAGAAGGATTTGAGAATGCAGATGATGCTCGGATCTTGATGGAAGAAGGTTTCAAATTAATCGAAATGACAAGGATGTACTAGAATGGGTTATTTTTACCAAGATTGGAAAGAGAAAAAGATGTTTGTTGAAAACGCAGAAGGTCAGTTTGTTATGAACTTTGGTGAGGCAGAGAAGTCAATGATTCAGAATCTTGAAGATGCTGTTGTCAATATCACTGAGGGTGCTTCTGATGAGAGGCGTATGGCTGTCAATTACCTTGAATACCTTGTTGATTGTCTGAAGAAAAATAAAGTCGAAATAAAATGGAATATTTCGTAAATAGTACTTGACATTTGTTATTAAAGCAAGTATACTATAAAGACAATAGAGAAAGAGGTTAGTTATGGAAATCAAAGAAATCGTAAATGTGTTGACAGACTTCATCGAATATGTAGATGACTTTTACAACGCTAAGAGTGGTATCTACCCTATCAAGGGCATGACCGATAAGATGGTTCTGAATGCTGTTCAGAAACATATTGCAAACCCAAATACAGACTTTGCTGCTGATAGTTGGGATAGAGAACAAGTGCGAGATATTATTCTTGCTGATAATGATTTAGTTTGGGGAGTAAAATAATGGGATTACATATCAACGTATATAAAGAAGTAAAGACTGGCAACGGTTGGTTGGACAATGTTGATTGCACTAACGGTGGAATCACTTCTAGGAATATCAAAGGACTTTGTATCACAAACTGTGATGGCCCATTTGACCCTTGTGAAGATTACCCTGCCGCTCGTCTGATTGTTCGGAACATCATGGGTCGTAAAATCGTCAATATCGTTCCAGAGGAAGAATTGGAAAAGAAGTCTTGGACAATGTTTGGTGGTAACTATGGTGCTACTTCTGACAGTCGCTTTAGTGATAAAATTGAAGAGATGATGGAAAATGCCTTTTATGGTGCTGTTCCTATCCATGATCGAGTTGAGTAAAAAACTTTGAAAAAAGTGTTGACTTGTTCTGAAAACAATGATACTATGAATATACAAGATGAGAAATGAGGTGAAGTTATGAATGAGTTAGTAAAACATATCGAGGCAATCAATGCCAAAACCCAAGAGTGGATTGATGCAAATCCAGGCAGTTGGGCTGGTATGATTACTACCGATCTAGAACACTGGAAAGAGTATGGTATTACCACTCCTGCCCAGTATGACCGTTATATGTTGGAACAGGCAGTGTATGATACACACAAGTCTGCATATGGTGTCAAAGGTCGTCATTATGATTTCGACAACATGACTGACGAAGAACTCAAAGATGAGTATGAACATCTTTGTAAAGTCGCTAACGAAGAGTATGAGAGGGAACAGAAGTTCTATGCTGAACAGGTAGAAGAGTTCAAAGAACTTGTTCAGAAAACTATCGACTTGGGTGCTGGTGATGAAGAAACCGCATTGCGTTGGTTGACTTCTGGTGAAAAGTTTTACCACATACAGGATGTGGAAAGTTGGGTTTGGGATCGCAATATCCTGTTTACCGACTACGGCAAGGAACTTGTCAAGAAGTTGGAAAATATTGTGACTTATGAAGAATGGTTGGAGGCCGCATAATGGTTGAAGTTTTTGATGAAATTGATTTCTTGAATAGTGTTCTTATTGCTATGCAAGAAGGTGCTTCAGATGAGAAGAGAATGATGATGCAAGCGATTGAGAATCGAATTGCTCGTAAACAAAAGTTTATTGAAGATTTTGAAAAGGAGTTTGCTGGTGATACGACAGAAATCGCAGCCTAGTGAAATCGTTATCGACCTAACTGGCCCAGAGGGAAATGCCTTTTCCCTAATGGCTCGTGCAACTAGTTTTGCTAAACAGTTAGGTTTCGATGACGGCCAGATTATTGAAGAGATGCAATCTGGTGATTACGAAAACCTTATTTCTGTGTTTGATAAATACTTTGGCGACTATGTAATTCTAGAGAGGAATTAAAAATGACAGGTATCGAACACACTATCTTGGCAACATCTTTTCTTGCGGCATTCTTTTATGCCGGTAAGTGGATGGGTAAAAAAGAAAAGGTTGAGGATATTATTGAACACACTTTGAATATGCTTGAGAAAGGAAACTTTGTCAGAGTAAAAACTTGTGAAAAAAGTGGAGAAAAAGAACTAATACCACTTGACAAAGTTGTCTAGAAGTGGTAGTATATAAAGTAATGTGAGTTGAGTGATTCGGAGAAGGTTATTATGACATGATTTATGAAACAATAGAAGAAGCGATTGTCGGTGCAAAAGAACTTTGTGAGGCAATGGAAACAGTTGTGAAAATCACCAAGTGTGAAAAAGGTTATGAACTATTTGGAACTGGTGAATTTGTAATGGAAGTAACGGAGTATTAGAATGAAGAAGATTTTGTTTGCGATTGCAATGGTAGGTGTATCTGCACCAGCTCTTGCTGAAACTGTAAGAGACTATAATAAGACAGTTGTTAATCGTGTTCCATACAATGTTGAGGTTTGCACAAACCAAGCAGTGGGTGGAGACAGAACTGGTGATACACTGAAGGGTGCTATCATTGGAGGCATCATTGGTAACAATGTTACTAAGAATGTAGATAACGGCGGTGCTGTTGGCGCATTACTTGGAGGCATTATTGGACATAACAATTCCAATGCCACTGGTGGAATGCAACGAGTATGTAATATTCAAACTCGTTATAATGAGGAAGTCGTAGAAGTATACTCTCACAGTGTGGTAACTTTTTATCACAATGGTAAACAGTATTCTCTAAGATTTCAAAAGTAATAGTTGAGTGAATCTGCCCTTAGCTCAGCTGGATTAGAGCAACAGCCTTCTAAGCTGTGGGTCGGGAGTTCGAGTCTCTCAGGGCAGGCCAACTAACTATGAGGATATAATGTATAGAAAGAAAAATGTAAGGGATGACAAACCGCAGGGCAATACTGTTACAGTTCGTAATGGTGATGTCAACGGTGCAATTCGTGTTTTGAAAAAGAGACTTATCAAGGATGGTTTGTTTCAAGAAATAAGAGAACGCTCCTTTTACGAGAGTAGAGGAACGAAACGCAGAAAAGCGAAAGCATCTGCAACTCGTAGGTATAAACGCAAAATGCAAAAACGATTTGAAGAACTTGGTTACTAGAGGTGAATTATGGCACGGCGTGCTAAAGTGGAGACTGACTCAACCCTACCCAAACAACGAAAAAGACGCAAGCCTATGTCTGAAGAACAGAAACAGGCCGCGGCCGAGCGTCTTGCAAAGGCACGAGAAAAACGCCTTGCCGCAAACCCACCACAGTATAAGTCAATTCATTCATCTGTTCTAAAATTGGGTGATGACCATGCATGGAGTCACATCAATGTTAAACGGTGGATTAAGACACAGAAAGAACTTGTATCAATTGCAAGAAGTGATGTTCGGAGAAATGTAAAGGGTGCGATAGCACGACTTGCATCTGCCGAAGGTTACATTAGAAACCTTGAAACATATCTAAGAACTGGAACATACCTAGATATGTTTTGGGGCGAACATGGACAGAATAAAGTAAAGACTGTTTGTGTTGTTATGGCATACCATCCAGACGGCACACCAAAGAGGAATATAGGAACATACTATCCCGATCTTGGGTGTGAGTGGACACGAGAAATGGAAGAGGAAGATGGATACGATGTCAGAAAACGAAAAGGGTAAGATTATTCAGTTTCCTAGTAAGATGACAGTTAGTAAAGATGTAAAGATTGATAATTTTGCTCTTACAATGCATGATGATTTGAAGTTTGCTGATCATCTCACTGAAGGACTTGTTGTGAATTTGATTCATAATCTTGGAGAGAATGGTATTGATACCTCTGATCCAGAATTTATTCGTGATGTTGGATTTACGATTGAGTTAGTAAAGTCTCTTATCTATAGAGGAATAGGGTTGAAGCATCCTATACAAGAACTTGTGAAGATGTTTGTAACTACTGATGAAGATGATAAAGAAGGTTTATACACCACATTCGATATTGATGCTCTTTCTGAGTTTGTGGGTATGGATGAAGATGAAAAAGAATAACGCTGGTTTAGCTCAGTTGGTAGAGCAGTTGATTTGTAATCATCAGGCCGGGAGTTCGAGCCTCTCAACCAGCACCATGCGGGTATCGTATAATGGTATTACCTCAGATTTCCAATCTGATGACAGGAGTTCGATTCTCCTTGCCCGCTCCAAAATCTATTGACATTTGTTTTGTTTTAGAGTAATATATAATACTATGAAAAAAAGGTGATAAAACTATGATTTTAGTGGACATGAACCAAGTCACCATCAGCAATCTGATGATGCAAATTGGTTCTAAACGACAGAACGATGTCGATGAAGATCTGGTTCGCCATATGGTTCTTAACTCACTTAGAATGTATCGTTCTAGATTTAGTGAAGAATATGGTGAATTGGTTCTTTGTTATGATAGCAAAAAGTATTGGAGAAGAGACTACTTCCCCAACTACAAATCCAATCGTAAGAAGGACAGAGAAGCATCTGGACTTGATTGGAATCTGATCTTTGAAACGCTCAATAATATTCGTGATGAGATTAAAGAAATCTTTCCTTATAAAGTATTGGAAGTAGAAGGTGCAGAGGCAGATGATTGCATTGCCGCTGTGGTTGAATATATTTCAACAACACCATCTGCATTTGAGAATGTTCTTATCTTGTCTGGTGACAAGGATTTTATACAGTTGCAAAAACACAACTTTGTAAAACAATATTCACCAGTTCTCAAGAAGTTTGTGAACGGGCAAGACCCTCACCTATATATTAAGGAACATATATTGAAAGGCGATAGAAGTGACGGTATTCCTAACTTCTTATCATCAGACAATACATTTGTAGATGAGTTGCGTCAAAAGCCTCTTACGAAAAAGAAACTGTTGACTTGGGTAGACCTTGAACCAAAAGATTTTTGTAGTGAAGAAATGATGAGAAATTATCAACGCAACAAAACTTTGATTGATTTGGATTGTATTCCAAGTGACTTGAAGGCGACAATTCTAGATGAATATCAGAAACCGCCAAAAGGTGAAAGATCAAAACTACTAAATTATTTTATACAAAAAAGATTGAAAAATCTTATGAATGACATTGGAGACTTTTAGAATGGCAAAAGACACATATACACCTCTACTTTCTGAGGTTCTAAAGAAAGTGCATAACGCAAAAACCAAAGACAAAAAGGTTGAGATTTTGAAACAATACGATTGCGAACCGCTTCGTATGGTTATTAAGTCATCTTTCGACCCAAATATTGTGTGGTTGATTCCAGAAGGTGATGTTCCATTCCGAGCGAATGAAGCAGAAGAAGGAACTGAACACACTGTGCTTCGTAAAGAAGCAAGGAAAATGTTTAACTTTATCAAGGGCGGTAATGACACTCTTGCTGGGTTTAAGCGTGAGAATATGTTTATCCAAATGCTAGAGGGTTTGCATATATCTGAGGCAGAACTTGTTGTTAATGCAAAAGACAAGAAACTGCATCAAGTTTATAAAGGACTATCTAAAGAGGTAGTCAAAGAAGCGTTCGATTGGAACGATAACTTTGTAAGGAGCTAATATGAAAGAGAATTATGACCATTGTTTGGAGATGATTCTGCATCACGAAGGCGGTTATGTAAACCACCCCAAAGACCCTGGCGGCGAAACCAATCTTGGTGTAACCAAAAGAGTTTATGAAGAACATGGTGGCGAGAAGGACATGAAAGACCTAACGGTTGAAGATGTCGCTCCCATCTATAAGAAATCATATTGGGATAGGGTAAAGGGTGATGAACTACCAGCTGGTTTGGATCTTTGTGTGTTTGATTTTGGTGTTAATGCCGGCACTGGTAGAGCTGCTAAGTATCTTCAGAGCATGGTAGGTGCAACAGCAGACGGTGCAATTGGGCCCGCAACACTAAGGGCAGTAAACGCATATGTTCAAGTAGAAGGACTTGCGGCTGCGATTGATACTTATCAGTCAGATAGACAAAAGTATTACGAATCACTATCTACCTTTGAAACCTTTGGTAGAGGATGGTCTCGTAGAGTAGTAGAAACTACATCTTCTGCTCAAAAACTTGCAAAAAACTCTTGACTTTTTAGTAACTTAGGGTTACTATAAAAGAATGGTGGGGAGAACGACTTCTCTCTCAACTCACTCTCTCAAAGAAAGTTCCCCCACCATACCTATTTTTTAGAAGCCCTTGATTTTCAAGGGCTTTTTTTTGTAAAAAACTCTTGACTTTGTTCTCATAACATAGTAGAATATGCTTGTAATGATGAGAAAAGGGTGTTCTATGAACTATGTTGAAGTCACTGGTGGAAACAAGTTTCAGAGAGATATTGCTGAGAAGGTTGTTCACGAGATGATAAGTGCATTAATGCCTCGTGTTCGCACACTAGAGATTGATGTAAATATTAAGAAACTTACTGGTGATGCAGTAGGTTGGTGTTTGATGGGTGATACCCACAAAGAGTTTGAAATTGAGGTAAGTAAAGACCTTACTCTAAAAGATTTCATAACCACTATCTGCCATGAAATGG